TATTTTTCTCTGTAGGCTCTGTATCATGAGCACCTTCTATAGTCTCGCCTAACTCTCCTTCACTTGGAATACAGTAGTACTCCAAGTTAGAAACTAAATAGATAGGATAACAAATATTATTATCTATAATAAGTTTATCTTCAGGATATAAGCGTCCTGCGTAAAATTCATAATCTATATCATTTATATTTAATTTACCGTCGTTCATACCATTTATATCTGTCTCAAACTCTTGTACCACACCATCTTGAGTAAATTTAACGTATAAATGATTTAATGAATTATTAATATTACCATTAATGTCTGTTCTTTCGATTGGGTTATAAAAGTTATTAATATTTACACCGTTAAAATTCAATACATCTGGGGTAGTACTACCTGCTTCTGAGCCAAATATGAATAATGCAGAGATTTCTTTTTTAGAACTATCTATCAAATAACCATGATTAGCTATCCACCATGCATAGTTTTTTGTTTTTTCTTTAATTAAAGTAATTTCATCATTAGTAAAATTACCATTAGATATAACCAAGAACGAATCCGTATGCCCTTCAATAGGTACTAATGAAGAATACACAGGTACAACCTCTTTGTCTCCACGATAGTTTTTACCTAACATACGTTTTGTTTTTTCTACAATTTTATCAAATGTTATATCTGTTGTAAGCATATAGTCGCCTCCTTAAAAATTTATAAAATAAAAAAATAGATTTTTGTCGTAATAGGGACAGCCAATTATGACTTTTTTATGTGAACAGTATATATTATTTGATTTTTATTTTCAAATGGAGTACAACTTTTTGCACGACGAATAAGCCTAAACCCATAGCCCTTGTAGCACTAGGATTTAAGCTTATTAGCAATTATTTTTTATAAAACATATAAGGATTTTATGATTAATTTTTTCAAAACATTAAATACTTTTTTCTTTTCGTATAATTTACAAGGTTCTAAGTCACAATGACATTTATCATACTCGTGTCCTGGATAAGTGCATTTTGTGGGATTGTTCTTACTTTTCCAGAGACAGTCAATTTTTTTATCCACTGTTTTTAGCCTCCTGTTTTAATTCTATACTCCTTGACAGTCACTCATTTTAACGGCAGCTGTTACAGCAGTACCTTTACCGATTACAACTCTATCACCAGATACCTCAATTACATCAAATGTAGAATTTGTTACCCAGCTAGCTAGGTGAATACCTGAATATGAAGTTGTACCAGTAAATTTAACTCTTGAGCCTTTTGTGATAGTAGCTGTGGCAGTAGCTACTTCAGTATAAGCTGTTATATCACTCTCATTCATCCAACCTAAATCACCTGTTGTATTATATGGGTGAGCTGAACCTACTGAGTATCTAGTAATATTAGTGATTTTATTAGACACGTTACCTGCTGGACTATCAGCGTTTGCGCTAGTGTATAAGCTTCCATTTATGGTTACTTTATCACCAATAGCAAACTTTTGTGTAACTGTTTCAGTTGTTTCAGTTGTTACAACTGTTTCTTCTGTTACTATTTCTTGTTTATTTCCTGGGTTTGGAAACTCTTTATATGCATAATTTGTATCTAGTGTATCATTATACCCAGTAAATTTACCTTCTGAAGTGAATTGCCATAATGATTTATCTAAACCTTGTTCTGCTGTAACGTTTAGTCCTGCTTGTTTACCACCAGATACAGGCCATTGAGCAACCCATTTGTCATATGGTTTTATTTCCTCTCCATTTAATTGTTCATTAAACCAAGATTGTGATGCGTAAATACCTGCGTAAAATCCTGAATCCTCAACGATTTTGCAGAACGCTGCACACATTTCTCTTAATGTTTGGTTTGAAGGCATACCATTTTTTTGTTTATAACTATCAGCGTCTTCCATGTCAAACCATGCTCCGTATTTACAGATGTCCATATATGGAGTAATGACTTTTACGAAGGCTTCGGCTTCAGTCTCGGCTTGAGCTACGTTTAGTGCATATGAGTACCAATAGAAGCCTACTGGAATACCTAATGACTTACATAACTCAACGTTTCTTGTAAATTTTTTATCTATAGTACCTTTAGTACCATAACCTACTCTAATTATAACGAACGCTATTTGATTTTTTAGAGCTTCTAAGTCTATATCGCCTTGATGAGCGGATATATCTATACCGATTTGTGCCATAATTACTCTCCTTTCTCTTCTGTTGTTGTATCCACAAGCTCTTCGTTAGATGTAACTTCATAAAATGAGCTAGTTAGAGAGTATACAGATGATTCAATTAATACTCTTAATTCTGAATCTGTAACTGTAAGACCTTTATCTTGTAACCACTCGCTAGCTGATTTTACAGCCTCTGCTAGTTTCTCTTCACTAGAAGAATGTTTAAATACTTGTTCTACGTATTGAACTGTGTCGTCTATTATTTTCTTTTTTAATTCAGTATTAGCTTTTTCTTGGTAAATAGCTTTAATTTTAGTCCCAAGCCATGCACAAAATGCAGATAAAGCTGTACCGACTATAGGTAACAAATAAGTTCCTAGAATTGTTTGAATTAATTCATTACTCATGATTGTTTTTACCTCCTTTTAGAATTGTATTCTTTTTATTTTATCGTTTCCTTTCTCATTAGGAGCCACGATATCAGCTTCTTTTAGTCTTAATGATAAATTTAACCTTCTTAAAGAATAAACCTCTGTATTTTCATCGTAGGCTTCTACAGTGTATGTGTATTTCTTGTATGGTGGGAATAATTTGAAACCATTTAAGTCTGCATCAGCATCTTTTGATACAAACACGATGCTACCTACTGGATATTTTATAGATTTTTCAACTTTTTCTTCAATTTTTTCTGGTTTTTCTTCAACTGTTTCTATTTTTTCTATAACATCATCTAAAGCTTGACTAACTAATGTCTCTTCTGTTTCTATTTTTTTCTTACTAGGCATATTTTTACCTCCTTTTTATCTATTTTTTCTTAAATCTCTGCAAGTTTTGCATCTTTTTGGCTCTGGAAAGCCTTTTTCTTCATAAAATTTTTGGTCTCTTACGAAAAATGTGAAATTATTACCGCAATCTTGACATTTTATTATTTTATCGTGTTTCTCTTCCATAATATCTCTCCTGTTTTATTAATTTTTCTTACTAGCAAAGTTAAAGTTGAACTCTGGTTCTGCTTTTTTCTTTTTGTTATCACCTAATAATACATCTGGGTGGTCTTTTAGTAATGACTGTACCCTAGCATTAGTAGCTTCAAGGAACACAGCGTTTCTTTTGTCTACGTAGTCCTCGATTTCTTCGTCTGTTGACACGTCTTCTGCTCTTAATAGATTTAATAGACGTGGGTCATAACCTTTTTCTGTAACCATAGATGTGATTTTGTCTCTACGTCTAATAGTTGAAAGCTCTTTTTCATACTCAGCATTTTTAAGCTCCAGGTTATCGATTTGTTTTTTATATCTTTCTTCAACTGTAAGTTTAGCGTTTTCTTCTGCTTCTTTTTTCTTCTTCTCGATTTCTTCTAAAATGTTTTGACGCATTTTTTCTTTTTCTGAAGTCACGCTAGCTTGTAGAGCTTGTTCTTTCTTTTGGTACTCAGCATCTCTTTTACTTAACGCTGTTTTTATAGCTTTTTCTAATTTTTTGTCAAATTCACCTTGTAGTTTAGGGTCTTGTAGTAGCACGTCTAGGTTTTGTGTATCTGACTCAGTTGGTTTATTAATAGTATTTGTCATGTCACCTGTTCCTTCTGTAGTGTCGTTATTTACTGTAGTTGTGTTATCATCTTCAAACATAATATTTTATCCTCCTATTTTTATTTTTTATTATAAATTTTAATTATAACCTTTAATTTATTTAATTTATTTTATTATATGTTAGGTCTACCCTCTCTTGTTTGAGTTGAGTGAATGTTATCTGTTTTATCTTTTACTACTGTGCTAGTAGTAGTTGTTTGTGTTTTTGCTTCAATCTGATTGTTAGTCTGTGATGTAGTTTTATTTGTATCAGTGCTTGTAGCTGGAGTACTGCTTTGAGTAGTGGCAGATGATGGTGTAACGTACGCTGTATCTGGCGCTACGATATTATATGGTACTTCTTGCTCTTCCTCTTTGTTCTTCTTCTCTGTTGCGTAATCATAGCCTAGGTTTGATAGTAAAGTCTTTTGTGATAGTATGCCGTTTAAGGCTAATTGTTGGTTTATAGTCTCGTCTTCCATAGATGGTAGGTTTGAACCTATACTAATATTCACATCATTCATATCAAATGTAGTGTTATTAATTATATTTATTCTTCTTAAGAAGTTCTCCCATCTGTGCTTAATTAATACTGTAACGCCTTGTTTTACGTCGTCTAGCATTAGAGCCATAGTATAAAACTTTCTATCTATTGCACTGGCATTCATATCACCTGAGTTGAAGGCGCTGTCTGCAGTATTAGGTATACCTGTAATCTGAAAGATACTGTCAACGTAATATTTTAAGTATTTAGTAGCGTCTTCAGCATTTATATCTTTTAGTAGCCAACTGACGTCTCCTCCGTTCTTGAACGAAGAATGTTCTTGAGTTCAAAAGATACTCGTCTTCAAGGGTACGTGCTGGGTTAGTAATAGACTCTGGGTTTTCATCAGAAATTGATTGTGTTGGGTCAAAGTCTGGATTAGGTATTGTAAGTGGGTTCTCAGGACGATAACCACTAACTTTTAACTTCGCATCTGCATCATTATATTGATATAAGTTATTCAAGTTATTCATAATATTCTCGTATGCGCTGACCAAAGAAATAATTGGGTCTATGATTGATACCTGTGGGTCTGGTTCATATACACTAAAAGTAGATATATTATGAGAAGAGGGTATCTCCTCTTTTAAAGTAATAACTTTTTTGTATTGAGATGTAGCGTCTTGATTAGTTGTTTGGTCGTATATAGATGTTTGATAACAGTTAGTATACGGATTGCATTCAATACAATAATATAACGTATGTTGTTGGTTATCCTCAGAATTACGGCTATCAAGAGTGTATACGCTGATGAGCCCAATGGCATTTTGTTGCTCTATATCTGATATATCAGTAGGAAAAATAGCTACTGTATTTAAGGCAGATAGGGCGTAGTAAGTATAATTTGGCTCTCCACTTGTGTTTGT